TGAGTATTATCGTGGCGATTTAAATAACCCAGAGGATTTAAAAGAACTAAATCGGTCTCCATGGGTTAAGACAGTAATTAAGCAGGACATACCTCAGTATATTGAAGGTGATGATCAAATGGTGGATTTGGTCACTAGAATGGTGTACCAAGAAGATGTAGTTTTGTTATTGGAAGATATACTAAAAATGATTAATAACAGAGGCTTCCAAATTAAAAATGCTATCGAATGGAGACGGCTTACGAACTTCGGCGTATAGAGAATTGCTTACATTATCTAAAGTGAATGAAACCTACCTACGGGTAGATTGTAACCGAGGTCTTGCACAGGAGCTGAATGAGTTTTTTTCATTCTATGCTCCCGGTTATCGTTTTATGCCCCAGTACAAGAATCGATACTGGGATGGTAAGATTCGGCTATTCAATTTAAATAATAATGGTCTGTATGTTGGTCTTCTCCCTTATCTAAAAAACTTTTGTGAAGAGCGTAATTATCTTTTAGAAGTACCAGATGAGTTAGAATTGCAGGAAGAGTTTTCTTTTTTAGAAGCCGAGCAATTCTCACAAACTCTTGACCTTACTCTTACCCCTCGCCGTTATCAATTAGAAGCATTTACTCATAGTGTTAGAAACAATCGAACGTTGATTCTTTCTCCTACCGGCTCTGGCAAGTCATTAATTATTTACTTACTCACTCAGTTTTACGGGCTAAAGACTCTCGTTATCGTACCCACAGTATCTCTAGTTCAGCAAATGTACAAAGACATTAGAGACTACGGATACAAACAAGAATGTAAATTGATTACCGCCGGTGTCGACAAGGCTAACATAGAAGAAGATATTACTATAACAACTTGGCAATCGATCTATAAAATGCCAAAGAGTTGGTTTGATCAGTATGGTGTGGTGATAGGTGATGAAGCACATTTATTTAAAGCTAAGTCTTTAACATCTATTATGACTAAGTTAGGGGACTGTAAATATAGATTTGGCTTTACCGGTACACTTGATGGTACTGAAACTCATAAATTAGTATTAGAAGGGTTGTTTGGCGCAGTTAAATCGTTTGTAAAGACTAAAGACCTAATTGAGTCCGATACTCTAGCTACACTAAAAATTAAAATTTTAGTTTTAAAGTATTCTGAAGATACTACTAAAGCCCATAAAGACGACAACTATCAAAGCGAATTAGACTTTATAGTAAGTAGTGCGAAACGAAATAACTTTATAGCTAAGTTAGCTCTATCACTACAGGGTAACTCTCTTGTTTTATTTAACCTTGTCGAACGTCACGGTAAGGTGCTACATGATGTTATTAAGCAACAAATAAATAAAGATAGAAAATTATTTTTTGTGTTTGGCGGTACAAGCGGTGAGGTTAGAGAGAGTGTTCGCTCTATAACTGAAAAAGAAAACAACGCCATTATTATAGCATCATACGGAACCTTCTCTACTGGTATTAACATTCGCAATCTTCATAACATTGTTTTTGCCAGCCCTTCACAATCTCGTATTCGTAATTTACAATCCATTGGTCGCGGTTTAAGACGTTCAGATACTAAAGACGCCTGTACTTTGTATGACATTGCCGATGACTTGCAGTATAAAAAGCATGTAAACTTTACTCTAAAGCATTTGTACGAAAGAGTAAAAATTTACAACGAAGAGCAGTTTGAATATAAACTGTACAAAATAAAGCTGGAGGATTAAATGACCCCCACAGTACTTAAGTTGGTAAGCGGTGAGACGATTATTGCCGATGTTAAGCAGAGTGAAACACCTGATTGTGTAGAAATTAACTCCCCTATGATTATGAGAACTGGTGTTACGGCTAGTAGTAAGCTTGTCGTATCACTCATGCCCTGGATGGAGACTGACGAAACAGTTTTTACTTTAAAAGAAAATCACATTATATCAAAAGCTATTCCTACAAAAAACATAAAAGACTACTACAACCACTACAAAAATCAAGACGTAATAATTGAAAGTATCGATAATGACGGAGAAGATGAGGATGAGTACCTTGAAGAAGACCTTGACGAAGAAAGAAAACTACACTAGTAGATTTATTAACCATTTGAGTATAGAATAGCGTATGACTAAAAAAGCAAAAGTAAATTACATAAACAACCCAGACTTTCTTATTGCTATTACTGAATACCGTAATCAAGTAATTCAAGCATCAAAAGACAGTAAACCACGTCCTCATGTACCACGCTATATTGGTGAGTGCTTTATAAAGATAGCTACCCGTCTTTCTCATAAACCTAATTTTATTAATTACTCGTTTAGAGAAGAAATGATCAGTGATGGTATCGAGAACTGTCTTCAATACATCGATAACTTTGATCCCGAGAAGTCACAAAACCCTTTTGCTTACTTTACACAAATTATTTACTTTGCCTTCCTTAGACGGATAGAAAAAGAGAAAAAAAGTCTGTATGTTAAGTATAAAATGGCCGAGGATATTAATTTAATGAATATGTCTAGTGATAGACAAGATCATGATTCCGGTGCCGATTTTAATGATGGTATCAAACATAATTCATACTCACAAGATTATATTGACCAGTTTATTGAAAGCTTTGAAAACAACAAGCGACGTAAAATTAAAAAGAGACAAATGGTAGATGAAGTAATCTCTCAAGAGTGAAATATTATAAGTAACTGATACTCATTTGGAGACAGTTATGAATCGTAAACAGGCCATAGAAAATAATGTTAAAACATATCTGTGTGCTTCCTGTAGAAATTGTGGTTGTACGGAAAAATATGTTTCATCATATGGTTGTGTAAAATGCACTTTATCTCGAAATAGTAGCGAATATATTAAACAATATTCAAAGACAGAAAGAGCTCAAAAAAGAATAAAAGAGTATGGATTAATGCGTACTAAATCCGGTGATGCGGCGGCCGCACAACGCAAATACTATAAAAGTAATAGAGAAAAAGTAAAAGAATATTACCATAATAATAAAGAAAAATGGCTTGAGTCTGCACTAAAAAGTAAATATAATATTTCATTAGACGATTACTATAGACTTTTAGAGAGACAAGATTATGCGTGCGCTATATGTAATTCACCGATAGAAGCAGGTAATAAATCAGCGCATATTGATCATTGTCATTCCTCCGGTAAGGTAAGAGGAGTATTATGCCATGGTTGTAATACAGGTATTGGACTTTTAAAAGAAGATATTAGTATAATGAAAAAGGCGATAGATTATTTAAATGGCTAAACTAGCTTTGATTACAGATACACACTTTGGAGCTCGTAACGATAGCCCGGCTTTTGCAAAATACTTCGAGCGATTTTATTCAGAGATATTCTTTCCTTATCTAGATGAACATAATATTACCACCGTCATACATCTTGGTGATATTGTTGATCGTCGTAAATATATTAACTATACTACGGCCCGTCAACTTGAAGAATCACTAATTAAACCTCTATGCGATCGTAATATCGATACGCATATGCTTATTGGTAACCATGACACGTATTATAAGAATACTAATGAAGTAAACTCTATGCGGGAACTGTACGGAAGTAGTAAGTACAGTAATTTGCATTTCTATAGTGATAAGCCTACGGTAGTTAACTTTGATGGTTGTGATATACTATTAACCCCTTGGATATGCACGGAGAACCTGCGAGAATCGTTGCATATCATAAAACATACCTCGGCACAGGTCTTGTTTGGACACCTGGAGATAAAGGGGTTTGAAATGTATCGCGGCAGTATTAACGATCATGGCTTTGATCGTTCAGTATTTGATAAGTTTGATGTTGTATGCAGCGGTCACTTTCATCATCGTTCGACTGATGGTACTATAACCTACCTAGGTAGTCCGTATGAAATGTTCTGGAATGACTTTGAAGATCCAAGAGGGTTTAACATTTTTGATACCGACACACGCGAACTTACTTTTGTACAGAATCCTTTTACTATGTTTGAAAAAGTACTGTATGACGATACAGATAAAATCCTGGAACAAGTTGTAAATCAAAACTTTGAGCAGTATAATAATAAGTTCGTAAAAGTGATTGTCAAAGAAAAGAACAATCCCTACTGGTTTGATTTGTTTATTGATAAGCTAGAGAAATCAGGCCCATTTAGCGTACAAGTAGTAGAGGATCACCTTAACTTAAATCTCGAATCCGATGATGATATTATTAATGAGGCCGAAGATACCATGACTATTTTGAGTAAATATATTGATGCGTTAGAGATTACTACAGATAAAAAACGCGTAGAAAACACTATTAGAGACCTTTACGATCAGGCTT